GTACAGGATGGGAGCTTGACACGCCACGAGCGGAGAGAGCTGTACCGGAATATCCCTTGCCGCCTCTATCAGGTGGAAGCGCCGGAGGTCCGCATGAGCCAGGCCGCGGCATCAGCAGACCAAAAGGACTGGCTCCAGTGTGACAACGAAGTGGACATCCAGGCCGGTGACGAGCTCATCATTCACCGGGGGGCGGTTCTCGGCAAGAGCATCCCGGACATACGCGCCTTTGCCTCCGGCCCCAACCACTTTTTTGAGCCCTTCGGGGCTATCATGCCGGGACTGGCCCACCAGGAAATCCGTCTGCTCCAGCAGGAGCGGGTGAAAGGCGGTGTGGAAGATGAACCTGGAGGAGCGCATAAGGCAGCTCAGACAGGCTAAGACGCAAATTCCGGGTATTCTGGCGCGGGCCGGAATGAATGCTGCCCTACGGGCCGTGGAAAAGGCAGTGGAGGAGACGCCGCCCACCGTCAACAGTCTGCGCGGAACCAACACCCGCACCGGAGAGATGAAGCAGCACTGGGTGACCGACAGCCGTCCCAGACCGGTACGGCAGGGGGACAGCTATGTGTCGGAGCTCAACAACGACAAGCAGTACGCCTCCTTTGTCAACGACGGGCACCGGATGGACCGCCACTTTGTGCCTGGGCTGGTCATCAATCCGGGCTCCGGGCTGCTGGAATTTAACCCAGACGGAACGGGCGGTATCGTGGTAGGTACCCGGACGGCCTATGTCCCCGGCCTGTTCATGGTAGACAAGGCGGTGGAGGAGTACCGCCGGGTACTGCGGGAGGAGTTGAAGGGATTGGAGGAGCTGATGGAATGAACCTGACTGTAACCACCATCGCCAAATCCTTGGCGGACTACCTGGCCCCCTGCTTCCCAAGTGTGGCCTTCTACGAAGACCCCAACCAGCAAGGCAGTATTCCGCCCTGCATGTTTCTCCAGACCCGTTACAACTATACAACCCTGGAGACCGGCGGGCTCTGGAGGCGGAGGCTGGGGCTTGACCTCACCTATCTGGAGGATTACAACCTGCCCGATCTGCAACAGCGGTATCAGCGCGCGGGGGAGACCCTGGATCTGCTGATGGAGACATTTCCTTATTCCGACGGGGAGACGGCGAGAACCATCCTGCTGCGGGCCCATGAACGGGAATGGCGCGTAGATCTGGACGCC